AACCTTTCCTAGTGATGGGTATGATGGTATGGTATTTGAAGGCGGCATTCCATTGACGTCCATGTGTTCACATCATCATCAGACTATTATGGGAAAGGTGCATGTAGCATATATTCCAGGAAAGGATAGTCATGTAATAGGATTGTCAAAACTAAATAGATTAGTAGAACATTTTGCTCGCAGAGGTGCCATTCAAGAACAATTAACTGTCGCCATTCATAATGCAATGGATACTATTATTGAAGATAATGCAGGTGTAGCAGTAATGATTGACGCAACTCATAATTGTGTACAATGTAGAGGTGTTAAACATGGAGGTGCGAGTATGAAGACTAGTAAATTGACTGGCGCATTTAAAGCTGATGCAGCTACAAGAAATGAATATTATGAATTTGTAAGAGGTTACTAATGGAGATTTTAATACCAGAATATAAAATAGAAAGACGTGTTAGGGCATTAGCCCATGCAATATCAGAAGAGCACAAGGCATCCGGGAGCTCCTTACCGCCAGTTATGATATGTGTACTCAATGGCGGCTATGCATTTTTTGCAGATCTAATGAAGGATATGGGAATCGATGTACAAATGGATTTCATTAGAGCTAAATCATATGTAGGAAAAGATAATTCGGGCGGAGTTACAATTACAAAGGATTTGGAAATTCATTGTAAAGGAAAGCGTGTTTATATTATTGATGATATAGTAGATACTGGTAAGACAATGTTTGAAATCCTATTAATAGTAAATGATATGAAACCGGTAGACGTAAAAGTTGTTACATTACTCAAACGTAAAAAGGATAGTCCACCAGTAGATCATTTTTGTTTTGAAATAGATGACGAATGGGTAGTAGGTTATGGATTAGATGATAATTCATTGAAGAGAAATTATAGAAACATTTATAAACTAAATTAATGTATCAAGCAGTAGCATACCAAAGGCGTACCAATACCGTCCATATATGGGATGACGTAAAAGGTCACTTAAAGATAAAATATAAGCCATATGCATATGTAAAGAATCCATCTGGTGATTTAACAACATTAGATGGAACTCGAGTTGATAAAGTATGGAACCCAGACGAAAATGCTCCAGGACTTTATGAATCAGATCTGAATCCGGAGATGAGAACTCTAATAGATCAATATACCGATTCAGATGAGATCTCTACCGGCCATAGAACTTTATTTATTGATATCGAAGTAGATATTGAAAATGGATTTCCAACTCCAGAACAAGCTCAGAACGAGGTAACTGCAATTGCAATTTATGATGAAGCAGGTGATCAAAAACATGTTTGGATTTTAGATAAAGACTGTAAAGTTGCATCAACAAAAAAAGGTAATTTTGAAACAACTTCTTGTCAAGATGAAGCCACTTTATTAAATAAATTCTTATTAAAATATTATGAGATACAGCCAACCTTAATTACAGGATGGAATATTGACTTTTTTGATATACCATATCTTTATAATAGAATATGTCATGTGCTAGGGGAAACTCAGGCAAGAACATTATCACCTATTAAAGATGTAATTTGGTTAAAACATAGAGGTAGATATAGAATATCTGGAGTATCATGTTTAGATTACATGGCATTGTATAAAAACTTTACTTATAATGAAGAGTCTAGTTATTCATTAGAAGCTATATCTCAAAAAGAATTAGGTAAAGGTAAGATGAAGTACGAGGGCACCTTAGATGATTTGATGAAGAATGATATTCAAGGTTATATTGATTATAACATGAATGATGTTGATCTAGTATATGAAATAGATCAGAAAATGAAACTAATGGATCTAGCTCGTGGTATATGTCATAAAGGACATGTTCCATATGAAGATTTCTTATTTCCAACTAGATATTTAGATGGAGCCGCATTAACATATATGAAACGGCTAGGTACAGTAGCACCTAATAAGCCTAGACATGATGAAATAAAGCATGTAGATTTATTAGGAGCATTTGTAAAGGCCCCTAATCCAGGTAGATATAAATGGGTATATGACCTTGATTTAACGTCGTTATATCCTAGCATTATAATGACACTTAACGTTTCACCAGAAACCAAGATAGGCAAGATAGAAGGATTTGATAACCATAAATATCTTAAAGATATTCCAATGGAATATTCAATGGCCGAAGACGGTTGGGAATCATCAATTGCATTACGATCTTATTTAACAGAAAATAAATATTCTATAGCAGCTAATGGAGTTATATATGATACTAAACAGAAAGGTTTTATATCATCTATACTTGAAAAATGGTTTGCAGAACGAGTTGAATACAAGAACTTAAGAAAGAAATATGAGGCCGAAGGAGATGCAGCAAAGGCAGAATATTTTGATAGATTACAATTAGTAACCAAGATTCTCCTAAATTCATTTTATGGAGTATTAGGTAATCCTACTTTTAGATTTAATGATCCGGATAACGCAGTTGCAATTACAAGTACCGGCCAACAACTAATTAAATTTACAGCCGATATCGGTAACCAATTTTATGCAAAAGAGTTAGGAAAGAAAAAGGATTATTGTATTTACATTGATACAGATTCAACTTTCTTTTCATCATTGCCGTTAATCAAAAGTCGTTATCCAGATTTTGATATCACCGATGAACCCTGGATGGCCGAAAAGACAATTGAGATTGCAGGCCAGGTTCAAGATTTTATTAATAGGTCATATGATATATACGCAGAAAGATTCCATAATGTAACTAATCATAAATTTGATATTAAACAAGAACTTGTAGCAAAGGCTGGGCTATGGATTGCCAAAAAGAGATATGCTCAATGGATCATTAATCAAGAAGGCCATCCATGTAATAGATTAGACGTAAAAGGATTAGATGTCGTGAGATCATCATTTCCTCCATCATTTAGAAAGTTTATGGCCGAGGTGTTAGAAGATATTCTAAATGATATTTCAAAAGAGGAATTAGATGCTAAGATTTTAGCTTTTAAAGAACATATGAAGACATTACCATTAATAGATGTCATGTTTCCAATTGGCGTTAAAAATGTTAAAAAATGGCAAAGGAAAGGTGATGGTATATTTGCAGTGAGGATGAAGGGGACGCCTGTACATGTTAAGTCTGCTTTAAATTATAACGATATGTTAAAGCATCATAAGATAAAAAGCGTTAGAGAAATAATAAATGGTGAGAAAATAAAATGGACTTATGTTAAGGCTAATAACATGGGACTAGATACAATGGCAATGAAAGGATATGAAGATCCAGCTCCAATAGAAAAATTTGTGCAAGATAATATAAATTACAATAAAGTATTTTCATCTGCATTTGCTAACAAATTAAATGATTTCTATGGAGCAATGCACTGGGGCAGTATCCCAGAAAATAATAATTTAGGTAAATTTTTTGCATTCAACTAAAATGGTTCCGTCAATTAAAAAAGGAAAAAAGATATGGAAACAATAATGACAGTTTTAAGTACAGTTGGGGTCGGCGCGTTAGCGTATGCGGTTGCGGCTGTGATAAGGTTAAGCAGAAGGGTCAATGATCTGGAACTAGTAAGAATGGAAATGAACGATATACACAATGATGCGAATAAACAGATTGAATATGAGTCTAGAGATAGAGTTACATGTGATCAGGAAATTCATACCAGAATTGATGAATACCAAGTTCAAGTAGAAAGTAGTACGGATAGACGTTTTGATAACGTTTGGGAATTACTACATAAGTTAGATAACACAATTAATCCGAATACGGATATTTTAAAAAAATAATTAACATTTAGATGGAATTATTAGGTTGTTTGCAGAAAATTTATTATATTAATTAAAATAAGAAAGAAATGTACGGAAAGAGTTATTGGTATGGAAGAGAAGTAGAAGGACGGTTGTCTGATATAGAAACGGTATTTGTTAGAGGACAAGTGCCTGAAAATTATAAAGATTATCCTCATATCTATTTTACAATAGAATATATGGAAATGGCATGTGTTCATGGAAATTGGGATGAAATTCATAGTATATTAAATACTAAACAATACATCACAGTAGAAGCTAATGATAAGATTATGGACAAGATTCCAATGTCTATATTCAATAGAGCTCATGTTATATATAGGATATCAGATGAACATGTTGCAAAACTAAAAAATACAGATACATTATCAATTGATGCAGGTTGGTATAGAGTACACCAAATTACAAAATGTAACATGATGGAAATTAATCCAGATGATTATAAATTTGATAGAATAAAAGAATAATATGAAAAGAAATTTATTTTACTTTGGCCTCGAGCCATTAAAAGCAAGGTATACATATCAATTATGTAAAGAATGGATGCCAAAGACATTTGCAAAATATGCAGATACACTAAATTTTATTGATATAGAAGGAGATTTTGATCCGGATTGTGAAATTAAAGTAGGAGCCGTATTAGATGCAATTGGTAGAGGAAAATATAGTTTATCTCAATGCCAAAACTTCTTAGATATGCTATATAACGACAAAGTCAATGACGGTGATATAATATTCTTGCAAGACTACTGGACCCCTGGAGTTGAAGCCATATGGTATGCATTAGACCTGTATGGCTATAAAGACGTAAAGGTGTATACAATGTGTCATGCGCAATCAGTTGATGAATATGATTTTACATATCCAATGAGAGAATGGATGAGACCATATGAATTAGGTTTGGATAAAAGATTGACTGGTATATTTGTTGGTAGTACTATTCATAAAGAACAATTAAGGCAAGCCGGATTTGAAGCTCCTATACATGTTGTATCATTGCCAATTCATAAACAAGCGACATTAGAAAAATTGCCTGCAGGAGAATACACTAAGAAAAATACAATTGTATATTCATCTAGATTAGATAAGGAAAAGAATCCTTTCTTCATGATGAAAGTAGCAGAAGCATTTCTGGAAAATCATCCCGATTATGAATGGCACGTAACTACTTCAGGAAAGGAATTTAAAAGTATGTTGCCTGGCGTTATTGATGCATTGAATATATTAGCATCTAAGCAGCCAAGGTTTGTATTAATGTCCGGCCTGACAAAGGAAGAATATTATACAGAATTAGCAACATGTAAAATACAATTCAATTCAGCTTTACAAGATTATATATCATGGACAGTAATTGAGTCAACTGCATTTGGTGCAGATATTGTATTTCCATTCTTTAGAAGCTTCCCTGAATTTATTGATGCAGATAGAATGTATAAGCCATTTGATGTCAAAGATGCATTAGAGACAATTGAAGATGCATTAGAAACACCAAAAGTGCATTCGTATATTGTAGATAGATCAGACCTAGGTAGACGAATGGAAGGTTATATTGTAGCAAATGATTATGAACATGAATTATGTATTTGGCATGAAAAGGAATTATGCGAATCACTATTAGAACAAGAAGATAAAGAAATAGAAACTAAACGTAGACAATACGAATTATTTGGAGAAGATTTAATATGAAAGATTTAATTTATTACCCATCATTATCTGCAGGAGGTTGTGCAGGAGACTTTAAAAAGAATAAAGAAGTTAAACCTGGCCTATCTTGTAGATTTTATGATAAGGATTTTCCAGAAAAATGGAGACATCCATATTTTCTTATTACAGCCGGACATCATTACAAATGGCCAGATGCAAGACAGCGTTATGGATTAGAAGATGATGTTCTAGTAATGGGAGATTCAGGAGGATTCCAATTGGCAACAGGTGCAATTAAATGGGACCCATCATTTAAGGTAAAGATATTTGATTGGTTAGAAGCAAATTGTGATATTGGAGTTAATTTAGATATTCCACCTAGAGCTAAATATGATGGAAAGTTCAATGAATGTCTGAATATTAGTTATGATAACTTTAAATACTTTGCAGATAACCAAACGGGTAAATGTAAATTCTTAAATGTTATTCAAGGAAATAATGTAGAAGAATACGAAATATGGTATCAGAAGATGAAAGATTTTGAATTCAATGGATGGTGTATCGGAGGAGCTCAAAAAAGAGTCACAATGTTTATGTCAGCATTAGTTCCGATGATTAAGAATAGAGAATTTGAAAAGATACGAAATGAGTTTATACATGTATTAGGCATATCAAAGATTTCAGATTTCTTTATGTTAAGCTTCTTACAAAAGATGTTAAACAAATATCATGGAGGTAGAATACAAGTATCGACAGATTCAAGTTCGCCAGGTTTATATCCTGTATATGGAACTCATTTGCATTCACCTCAATTAAGTAAAATGACCTTTACGGATTTATATTTTCCAAAAGGTGATAATCTTCCATATAACGCAGATGACCTAGTTCCTAACCCATTAGGACATCCGGTATGTGAAGGAATGACATTTGGAGAGGTATCTAATTATAAAGGAGATGTAACAATGAAAATGACATTGAATAATTTATTTGTATTTAACGATACTGTTAGGCAAATAGAAGAAATAGTAAAATGTCATAACGAATTATTACAAACAGTAGTTCCTAGGGATTTCTATGCAATACTAATGAGTATGGAAGAAATGTTCCTAGATCCAGACAAGGCAATTCATATCTATAATAAGAATAGACAATTGTATGACAAGTTTGGAGGTAGTACAAGAGATTTAGTAAACAATGAAGTATTTAATCAATTTTTCGAATAAAAAAAAGTAAACAATGGAAAAGAAACAATTAACAAGTTTTATTGACAAATATCATCTAGCAGGAAATGCAAATTCTGTAAGATTAGATGTTAAGGATAACACTTTAAGCTGTAATTTTATTACAGATGACCAAAACGTAGTAGGCGCAGTATCAATGGATGATTTTAATGTTAGAGACATAACATTAGGAGTATATGCAACTTCTCAATTAACAAAATTATTAACGGCATTAGACAATGACGTTACTATGAAAGTAAATGATGCAGATGGAACGGCGTTCTCAATTAACTTATCAGATACAACGACCACCGCGACATTTATGTTAGCAGACCTATCTGTAATTAGACAAGTTCCGGCAATGAAGCAATTGCCAGATTTTAATGTTAAGATAAAACTAACTAAAGACTTCGCAGACAAATTTGTTAAGTCTAAAAATGCAATGCCGGAGACGGAAAACTTTGCTGTAGAAAGTACCGAGGCCGGTACAAATATGATATTAAACTATTCAACATTGAATACAAATAGAATTACCTGGCCAGCAATACTAGAAAAGGAGGCATCTAATTTGAAGGCGACATGCTTTTCGGCTAATTTATTTAAAGAAATTTTAGTTGCTAATAAAGATGCTGAGACAGGATTTATAGAAGTCTCAAGTGCTGGTCTTGCAAGAGTATCATTTACAGGTAAAGATTATACATCTACCTATTACCTAGTACAACTCCAGGCCAACTAATATGTTTGGAAACCAAGAACATACATTATGGGTGGAAAAATTTAGACCCAATACATTAGATGGATATGTCGGCAACGAGGTAATCATTAATAAAGTAAAATTATATATCGAACATGGTGATGTGCCGCATTTATTATTCTACGGAGGATCTGGTACTGGGAAAACAACTCTAGCCAAAATAATTGCACAAAATGTAGATGCTGATATTATGTATATAAACGCATCCGATGAGAATAATGTAGATACAGTTAGGAATAAAGTTAAGAATTTTGCAAGTACAATTGGATTTAAAAAATGGAAAATTGTTATACTTGATGAGGCAGATTATATGACTCCAAACGGCCAAGCCGCATTGAGAAACTTAATGGAGACATTCTCTAAAACGACTAGATTTATTCTAACATGTAATTACGTAGAAAAGATTATCGATCCTATACAATCTAGGTGTCAGGTATTTGGTATTACACCACCTAATAAAAAGGAAGTTGCAAAAAGGATTGCAACAATATTAGATGAATTGCAAATATCATATGATAACAGAGATCTTGTGACAATTATTAATGCCGGATATCCTGATATTAGAAGAGTATTAAATGGTTGCCAGCGACAAGTTATTGATGGCAAGTTATATATAGACCAAGAAAGTTTAGTCCAGGCAAATTACATGACTAAGTTATTGGATATTTTAAAAAATGAAACTGAGAAAAAGTCGTGTTTCCAAAAAGTACGGCAATTAATTAATGATAGTAAAGTTAAAGATTTTACCGCATTATACAAATTTCTATTTGATGAAATAGATGATTACGGTTCAGGGCATATCGCAAGTATTATTTTGGTATTAGCTGAATCACAATATCAAGATGCATTTGCAGTTGATAAAGAGATACATATCATGGCAATGATGATTAAATTAATTAATGAAATAAAATAAAAGAAAGAATGGGAAAAGTATTAGGAATGGGCGGCAAAGACCAGCCAAATGCCCAAGTAAAGTTAGATATCAATGATCTAACAGATATTGTATGCGAAAATTGTGGCAGCAAAATATTTAGAGAAGCAACAATGTTCAAAAAGTTATCTGCATTACTATCACCTACGGGCAAGGAACAAGTAGTTCCAATACCTGTATATAGGTGTGATGAGTGTGGACATATTAATGATGGATTTTTACCAAAAATAACAAAGAAATAAACAATGTCAAAGAAATTAAATTTTGGTGCAGACGCACGAAGTGAGATGCTCAAAGGAGTTAAACAATTAGCAGATGCAGTATCTGCGACGCTAGGACCAAAAGGTCGTACGGTAGTATTGGAAAAGGAATATGGATCACCTGTTGTAACAAAGGATGGGGTATCCGTAGCCAAAGAAATTAGCCTAGAAGATCCTGTACAAAATGCAGGTGCCCAAATGGTTAAGGAGGCTGCATCTAAAACAAATGACGAGGCAGGAGATGGAACTACTACGGCAACTGTATTGGCATATGCAATTCTTAAAGAGGGGTTTAAGAAAATTGCCAATGGCGCAAATCCAATTGAATTAAAACGAGGTATTGATAAAACTGTTACTTCGGTAGTAGAATATCTTAAAGACCATTCAAAACCTATAACAGGTAACGATGAGATTGCACAGGTAGGAACTATTAGTTCGAACAATGATACTGCAATTGGTGGAATTATTGCAAAGGCTATGGAGGAAGTTGGTAACGATGGAGTAATTACAGTAGAAGAAGGCAAGACAGCTGAGACAGAGCTCGAACTAGTAGAAGGTATGCAATTTGATAGAGGATATTTATCTCCTTATTTTGTTACAAATACAAACAAAATGGAAACTGAATTAGAAGATGCTTATTTATTAATTATAGATAAAAAGATATCTAATATGAAAGATCTATTGCCAATTCTAGAACAGACAGTACAGACCGATAAACCTGTAGTTATCATTGCAGAAGATATTGAGGGTGATGCATTATCAACATTAGTAGTAAATAAGATCAGAGGCAGTTTAAAGGTAGCAGCAATTAAAGCTCCAGGCTATGGTGACAAACGAAAAGAATATCTTAACGATATTGCAATATTGACAGGTGGTACTGTTATATCAACAGACCATGGCCATGACTTAGAAACGGCTACATTGGAATTATTAGGAACAGCTAGTAAAGTTGTTATTACTAAAGATAATACGACTATTATAAATGGTGGAGGAACTAAAGAAGCTATTACTGATAGAGTTGAATCAATAAAAGGTCAAATAGAAAGTAACCCATCGGATTATGAATCAGAAAAGTTACAGGAACGTTTGGCAAAACTATCAGGAGGTGTTGCAATAATTAAAATTGGTGCAGGCTCTGAGATTGAAATGAAGGAAAAGAAAGATAGAATTGATGATGCATTAAATGCAACAAAGGCTGCCGTCCAGGAAGGAATTATTGCCGGAGGAGGTACTGTATTAAGAGGATATCAACATTTTGAAGATGACATATATGAAAACGAAGATCAAAAATTGGGAAGAGATATTGTGGTTAAAGCTTGTAAAGCTCCATTCAACTCGATCCTGGAAAATGCTGGACTCAATCCTGATGTGGTTTGGAATAAGATAGTAACCCATAATGTAAATGGAACTGATGCAGGATATGATGTCCGAAGCGAAGAAGTTTTAACGGATATGGTAGAAGCAGGAATAGTTGATCCAGTTAAAGTGACAAGGATAGCATTAGAGAAGGCGGCATCAGTAGCAGGTACAATGTTGACTACAGAATGTGTTGTTACTAATATTCCAAAAGAGGAACCAGTACAACAGCAGCAGATGCAAAATATGATGTAATGCAAAAACCAGCTACAATATTCGATCATATTAATCATCTTACTAGTAAGAAAAAACCTTGGGAAGATTTATCGGAAGCAGATCAAAAATCATTTAGTCCTTATATCATTAATAGATGGTTATCTATGCATATGGACATAATAGAATTAGTAGATATATTCCAGCAATATACAATTGGGCCTTTGAGTAAAAAACATGTATATCAATTATATTATGATATTTTACCAAAGGCCAATGTTAGGGCAAAGTATATTAAAGGAAAGAAGGCCGACAAGTATAATTCAGACCTAGTGACGTTCGTAAAAGGCCATTATGAGACCAGTAGAAGTGAGGCCGAAGACATGATTGATATACTAATATTGACTAACGAAGGAATTCAATCATTAATAGATGTAATGAAGATGTACGGTAAGACAGAAAAAGAGATAAAAAAATTATTAAAATGAAAACAATTCAACAAGGCAATCCAAATCTTTTTGGAGCAATTAAGGACAGTCCAAGGCGGGTAGTTATAGACCCCAAAGAAGCAGCCGTAGAATATTGTGAAGCAGCTTATCCAGAAACATGTAAAATGTTTAAAGAAATTATGGCAGATCAATATATCTTATTCTGTAAGAAACAAAAGAATTACGGTCCAAGTAATATATCGGTTGGTACTAATTTAACGACTAAAGAAGATGTTAAATTATCATTGACCGGACTATGGTTCAGAGTAAATGATAAAGTCCAGCGGTTGAAGCAGCTAATTATATTAGGCCATAATGATGAGGTAGGAGAATCTGAGATAGACACCTTCCAGGACCTATCAGTATATGGTATTATTGCGCAGATAGTTTCTGCAAAAGTTTGGGGCAAATAATTAGGTTTTACGGATAATTCTTCTTATATTTATATATGAATAAATTTTTAAAGTATAACCAGAGAGTCCCAGTAGCCGGAGATCGTAAAATATCATATTCTCAATTTGCAATGTATTCTACCTGTCCTAAACATTGGGAGTTAGCATATATCAAAGGCCTGAGGACTTTTAGTCAGTCAATTCATACTCTATTTGGTACTGCATTTCATGAAACATTACAAAATTATTTAACAGTAATGTTTGAGGAATCTATAACAAAGGCTAATGAAATTGATATTAATAAATACCTAGCAGATCAAATGCATTCTTTATACAAAGAGTCAGTTGAAAAAATGGGTGTTCATTTCACCACCAAACGAGAATTAAATGAATTTTATTCTGATGGTGTTGCAATATTAGATTACTTTAAAAAGAAACGGAGTACATACTTTTCGCCAAAAAATGAAGAACTAATAGGAATTGAAGTTCCTATATATCATCCAGTCAATGAAACAAATGATAAAGTGATGATGTTAGGTTATTTAGATATAGTAGTTAGAGATAAACGAAATGGTAAAATAACTATTATTGATATAAAAACTTCGACTATGGGATGGAATAAATATCAAAAAGCTGATAAGACAAAGACATCTCAGTTGGTACTATATAAAAAATACTTTGCAGATCAATATGGGTTTGATGTCGAAAAAATTGATATTAAATATATGATAGTAAAGCGTAAATTAATAGAAGGTGCAATGTTTCCTCAAAAACGTATCACAGAATTTGCACCTGCATCCGGCAAGCCTACCAGAAATGCATTGGCATCATCAATACAAGGATTTGTTGATTCCAGCTTCAAGGATGATGGAGAGTATGTAAATCGTCCATATCCATCAATAGCAGGAAAGAATAATAAAAACTGTAAGTGGTGTGAATTCAAAGACCAACCAGATTTGTGTCCTGTCGCTTCTAGAATTAAAGAATGAAAGTTGCAATGATAGGAAGTAGAGAGTATGAAAATGTACGCAAAATAAAGGATGCATTATTTCAATTAAAACAAAAATTTGGAAATGAATTAATTGTAATATCAGGAGGAGCTCAACAAGGAGCAGATAAATTTGTAAGAAAGTTTGCACTTGAGTTTGGAATTAAATATCAAGAATATAATCCTGCACATACAGCTAAGAATCTATACTCGGCGATGTCTGAAAATTATTATGGTAAACCATACCATGTATCACAATTCCATCATAGAAATATATTAATGGCAAAGGCATGTAATGTAATGATGGCATTTATACCATCAGGTGTAGTAGCAAATGGCAGTGCAAGTGCTATTAAATCAACCAAGAAATTGAATAAACCAGTAACAATAATAACATGATAGAAGTTTTAGGGTGGGCAAGTACAGTATTAGTATTGATAGGATTTATACTAAATGCTAGAAGTAATTTTACATGGGCAATGGTCACATGGATAGTAGGAGATATTGGTTGGATTACATATGATTTCTTCATAGATAATTTTAGTCATTTGGTATTGAGTTTGATAATCATTTCTATAAATATTTATGGAATAATTAATCAAAAAAAGAAGGCATTAAAGGGTGTTTAATCATGCAAAAGCATATTTATATTAAATTAAAAGAACGGTTATAAAGGATATTATGGAACAAATAAAGTTACCCAAGTTAAGAAAGATTGACCCAAATCTGCCAAAAAAGAAAAAGATATTATTACTATCAGATGACTTACGAATGCATTCGGGTATTGCAAATGTATCACGTGATTTTGTTTTTGGTACATTAGATAAATATGATTGGGTACAGTTAGGGGCTGCAGTAAAGCATCCACAAGAAAATCAGATATTTGATTTATCACAAGAAGTCGGCCAAAAAGAAAATATTGAAAATGCATACCTTAAAATATATGCATCATCGGGATATGGAAACCCTCAGGTATTACAAGAACTGATACGATTAGAAAAGCCTGATGCTATATTACATTTTACGGATCCTAGATTCTGGGGATGGTTATATAATATGGAACATGAATTACGACAAACCATTCCGCTCATGTATTATAATATATGGGATGATTTGCCATATCCATTTTGGAATGAGCCATTTTATGAGTCATGTGATTTAATAATGAATATTTCCAAACAAACCCAGAATATTGTAAAAAATGTTTTGAGGAAATATCCTAAGCCAGATTGGGCCGTTCAATATGTACCACATGGAATTAATGAGAAAGAATTTTATCCAATAGATCCATTACATGCACAGCATAAAGAATATACGGATTTTGTGAATGCATTTAAAAGTAAACTTGATGTTGAGTTTGTATTTTTCTGGAACAATAGAAATATTAGAAGGAAGCAGCCTGCAGATTTAATTTTAGCATATAAAACTTTCTGTGATACATTACCAAAAGAGAAATCGGATAAATGTGTATTACTAATGAATACTCAGGCAAGTGATGAAAACGGTACAGATTTAAATGCTGTTAAAGATGCGTTATGTCCTGATTATAAAATAGAAATTACGAATGGTGGAATAGACCTCAAGTCACTAAACTTCTTCTATAATATGTCAGATGTAGTAATTAATATTGCAGATAATGAGGGATTTGGATTATCCGGAACAGAGGCATTGATGACCAAGACGCCGATTATAAATAATGTAACGGGTGGACTGCAAGACCATATGAGATTTGAAGATGAAGATGGGAAATGGGTAGATTTTACAACTGACATTCCAAGTAATCATAATGCAACATATACAAGACATGGTATATGGGCAAAGCCAGTATTTCCATCTAATAGGTCGATACAAGGATCTCCAATGACACCTTATATATTTTCAGATAGGGCATCTTATAAAGATGTGGCAGATGCAATGCAATATTGGTATAATATGCCATTAGAGTCCAGGACAGTATGTGCCGAAGCGGGGTATAATTGGGTAATGGGTGATGAATCTAATATGTCAGCAAAGAGGATGAGCTCACAGATGAGTAAATGTATTGACACTTGTTTTAAAAATTGGACGCCAAGAAAAAGATTTACATTATATAAATCGAAATTAAAAAGTAAAATAGAAAATCCAGGAGTTATATCATGATAGATACAAAACCATTAGTAATAGTACAAGGACCAGTTGCAACCAGATCTGGATATGGAAATCATACAAGAGACCTAGTAAGAAGTCTAATTGCAATGAATAAATATGATATTAAGATTATATCATTACCATGGGGAGCATGTCCTATGAATGCATTAAATGAACAAGATCCTAAGGACAAGCCAATTATTGATTTGTTCTTAAAGACGAAGTTACAACGACAACCTGATATTTTTATACAAATATCAGTTCCAAATGAGTTCTGTATAGGACCAGATGGTAAGCCAGTTAAGCCAGGAAAATTTAATATTGGGATAACGGCAGGAGTAGAGACAACCGTACTTCCATCTGATTGTATAGAAGGATGTAATAGGATGGACTTAGTAATTGCGACATCTGAATTCACGGCCAATACAATAAAAAATTCAGTGTTTACTAGAGTTAATAACCAGACAAATAAACCAGAAGGAGAACTTAAATGTACCACACCAGTTAAAGTTTTATTTGAAGGCCTAGATTTAGATATATATCATAAAACAAATGAGCTCGATCCACCGGTAATAGATGAATTAGCTCAGATACCTGAATCCTTTTGTTACCTTATGGTTGGTCATTGGATGAAGGGTGATATTGGCCAAGATAGGAAGGATATAGGAATGACAATCAAAACCTTCTGTGAAACTTTTAAGCATACTGCAAGGCAGAATAAACCTGCTCTAGTATTTAAAGGAAGTGGTGCTGGTTTTAGTATAATGGATAGGGACCAACTTCAGACTAAGATTTCTAGTATACTATCGCATTATGGTACGGCCGCCCCAAGTATATATTTATTGCATGGAGACTTATCAGACCACGAAATGAATTCGCTATATAATCATCCAAAGATTAAAGCCATGATTTCATTTACAAAAGGAGAAGGATTTGGCCGACCATTAGCAGAATTTAGTTTGACTGGTAAGCCAGTAGTTGCTCCCAATTGGAGCGGCCACTTAGATTTTTTACATCCAGAATATTGCACATTATTAACAGGCTCATTAACAGATGTACATGCATCGGCTGCGGATAGATTTCTTCTTAAAGAGTCCAAGTGGTTTACAGTGCAATACCAATTTGCAAGTAAGGTTATTAAAGATATCTATAAAAATTACAAAAGGTATCTGGAAAAGTCTAGAAAGCAACCTCATCACATACGTACTAATTTTAGTATGGATAAAATGACAGAAGTATTTAATACTATGTTATCAGAAATACCATTAAGTGTAGAGCTGAAATTACCTAAATTAGAAACGGCTGGCAATCGGCCTACATTAAAATTACCTAAATTAAAAAAGGTTGAAGCATGAAAAAAGAAACAAAGATAGAAGTTACAAATAATAAAACAGGATTAAATTTAGATTATGATGCTGTATCACCATTTACAGGAAATTCATGTATATTAATTGAAGCCGACGAATTGACTAATACAGAGGCTCGTATATGCATGGAATCAGGATATACAACATCAGAACGATTTAAACTTGGAAGTCCTTTAATTGCAGAATATGAATTAACAATACCGCAATTATATAAAGATACTAAATACATGGATCCTTTATTGGACCAAATTTGGTACCTTGCAACGTTGAGGACACCGTTAGGATGTCTATATGCTGCTGGAACATCAAAGGATGATTATAAATGGCAGGTAGCTCCTGTGAGAGAATTGTCAACTGATGAAAAAGTAAATTATCCAATTGAAGGTAAAGAGCCGGCTGAGTATCATACTCATATCATTGATATTGATGACCCAGAAACATTTGATCAAAATAAATTTCAAGATGCCATGGATAAGTTCTATTCTCTAATTGGTCAATAAATTATGAAAATAAGTTACGCGGTAACAGTGCACAATGAGCACAAAGAATTAAAAACACTATTAGAGTTCCTTTTTAACAGCAAACGGAAAGAGGATGAGATAGTATTGCAAATGGATAAGACTGCGACAGATTTAGTTTGGGACGTAGCCGAATCCTTTGAAGCAAAGATGCAGGCCAATGAGTATAAGCATTCTATGGTTTCATTGGATAAAAACTTTGCAAAATATAAAAATATACTAAACTCAAAATGTACCGGAGATTGGATATTCCAAATAGATGCAGACGAAATACCAAATGAATATCTCATTAAAGCGTTGCCATTTATATTAGAAGCAAATTCAGAAATTGAAGCCTATTGGGTACCAAGAGTAAATACCGTTGCAGGCATTACTGATGAACATATTGCTAAATGGGGTTGGAACGTCAATGAAGATGGATGGGTAAACTTTCCTGATTGGCAAATGAGAATCTATAGAAATATAGAAAATATATATTGGATCAAGCCAGTCCATGAACAACTACAAGGTTATACTAAATTTGCTCCTTTGCCTGCAGAAGAAAAGTATTGTTTATACCATCCAAAAGATATTGGAAAACAGGAGAAGCAGAATAAATTCTATGAAACAATATAAATTATGTCAAAATACGGATTAATGGACCCGGGTACTTGTTTGCCTGTTTTAGAATCACTATGTCAGGTATTTGATATAGAAAATGCATTGGAATTTGGCTGTGGTGTATGGAGTACATTTAGTTTAACTAGAAACTGTAAACGTTTAACATCTATAGAAAATGTTGAAGATTGGATCAAACAGGTAAAACAAGATTATTCACATAAAGGTAATTTGGATATTATACATTGGAAAACGCCAATGAATCATTATTTAAATACAACTGATAATAATTATGATTTGATATTTATTGACGGAGAAGACCGTATAGATTGTTTACGAGATTCATTTGACAGAGCTCCAATTATAGTTTGTCATGATACACATGCTCGACCAATTGGCTGGAAGGATGTATATGTCCCAACCAATTATAAACAACTAACATATACAGCATGTGATCCTTATTTAACAACTATATTCTACCAAGATAATATTGACTTGAAATCTATATTATTTGATAACACAAATTATATGTTTA